TGCTGGACCTCAAGCTTTGTCTGCTAGATCTTCTAGTATTCAAGGACAGGCTTCTAAAAATGCTGCTGATATTCTTGGTAAATATAATAATGCCAATGTTAATATTGCTAATCAATTTGAAACAGGTAATGCCAATATTCAAAATCAAGAGAATACTATTAATCAAGGTATTAAGTCTAGATTATATGACCAAACTACTATGGCTAACCAACAGTATGATAATTCAAAAAGAGCATTGAGAGGTAACTTAAGAAATCAATATGCAAATTCTATCACTAATAAATGGAAGACAGATGCATTAAATCAAATGTTTCCTCAGTATGCTACATCTGCTGCTTCTGGAGGTAAAATGAGCTTTACACAAGCTAAAAAGATTAAACCTCAAAAAAGTGCTGATACAAGTGAAATAATTGCAAGATATAAAAAGCAAGGTATGAAAGATACAGATGCAATTAGAGCAGCTCAATTAGAAATAAACAAAAAAGTTGAACCTGAAACACAAGAAGCTGATGCAAATCAAGCAATGAAACAATATGGTCAACAAGGAGGTTTTATCTATGGTAGTCATACATATCCATTCATATACTAAACTTTTGAGGTTTAGTTAAATTATAAAAATTTAATAGTTTTACATTATACATTTAAACTATGGCAACGTACTTACAATCTTCACCTGGTATATACAAGATTACTAATCTTGTTAATAATAAGATTTATATTGGATGTGCTTCAAATATTAGAACAAGAAAGAATGGTCATTTATATGATTTAAGAAAAGGTGTTCACAAGAATGATTATTTACAAAAAGCTTGGAATAAATATGGTGAATTAAATTTTAAGTTTGAAGTTGTTGAGCTATGTGACACAGATCTTTTACATGAAAAAGAACATTTTTGGGTTGACTATTATAGTTGTTTAGATAGAGAAATAGGTTATAACTTAAAACCTACTGATCCAGACGGTTGTTCTTTACATTCAGAAGAAACAAAAGAAAAACTTAGACAACATTTTAAAGGTAAAAAATTACATCCTAACTGTTATGAAGCAGGTAAAAAATATAATCATTCAGAAGAATGCAAAATAAATTTAGCTAAAGCTAGAGAAAAATTAAAAAATGTAGATTTCTATAAAGTACATAGTATTAAAAGAAAACAGGTAAAAAATACAATTACTGGAGAAATATATGAATCACTTAGAGTTGCTTCTGATATATTGAATATACCAAAATATGAATTATCTAGAAGACTCTTAGGTAAGAGAAAAAATAATACAAACTTAATATATTTATAATGAGTACTTATCTTCAAGGTGTCACAGACTTTATTCCGGAACTACAACCATTCCAACCTGACTTAAACTTTTATGCTAATGCAATGCAGACAAAGCAAAATCAGTATGATACTAATTATAAGGCAATTAATAACTTATATGGTGAACTATATGATTCTGATTTGACTCATGATAAAAACATTCAAAAGAAAGATCAGCTTTTAAAGAATTTAGACTTTGAACTTAAAAGAGTTTCTGGTCTAGATTTATCATTGGATCAAAATGTAAACCAAGCAAAACAAGTATTCAAACCTTTCTATGATGATAAGTATTTGATGAAAGATATGGCTTGGACAAAAAACTGGAATAGTACTTTGGGTAGTGCTCAAGCTTTACAAAATAATTCTGATGAAAAAATGAGTGGTCAATACTGGGATACTGGTATTAAAGAATTACAGTATAAAAGAGAAGAGTTTAGAAATTCTGATTTAGAAAAAACTTTAAATATTGGTACTGCTCAATATACCCCTTATGTGAATGCTGCTAAAGTATATAGAGAACTTGCAAAAGAAATGAACTTATCAGTAGATATTGAAAAGCCAGATGCTTCAGGTATGTACATGGTAAGACAAAAGAACGGAGATTTAATACTTCCTACCTTACAAAAACTATTCTTAGCAGAATACACTAGCAACCCAGCTCTTCAAAAAGTATATGCAACACAAGCATATGTAAACAGAAATGATTATGTTAACCAAAATGCTGAAAGATTTAAAGGTGATAAACTAGCTGCTGAAAAAGAATACTTACAAACTAAGTACAATGAACTAAGTGCATATTCAGCTAAGAGAGCTCAGAATCATGCTGAGGCTGTTAAGGTGACAGAAACTAAGAAAAATAATGTTGAAGTAGCTGTTGAAAAAGGTGATGTAAACCCATCTCAAAATGAATACTTAAGAAAGCTTAATGAGCTTTATGAGATAAACACAAAAGTAAGTGCTCATAGTTCTAGTCTTAATGAAAAACTTAATGGTGAATCAAGAACTCTAACTACACAAGGACCTACTAATGCTGCTGGTTTAGATCTTAATAATATGGAGCTTGCTAGATTAAAGATAGATTCTGGTATTGCTGCTTTTGATGCTGAACAAGATATAATGGGTTCAGCTGATATTCATGCACGTCAAGATATGGTCTTTAAACAAGACTTCAGTAAGCTATACATGGAGAATCTTAGTCATCAACATTCAATGCAAAGACAAGCAATAAGTGATCAAAGAGCAGATGCAAGAGCTGAAAAAACAGCTAAAGCTGCTAAATTAGTTGAGCGTAACAAAAGTTTAGTATCAAGTGGTGCTTATGTCTATGACATTAATGGTGATGTTTTACCTAATCCTGCATATACAAGAACTATTAATAATGGTATACCACCAGGAGGTACTGAAACTAAAATTGAAAATATTAAAAAGTTAAATGCTGGAGATTATTTTGAAAAAGCATCTAATTTAACAAGTGGTTATGCTAAAAGTATGTATTCTACTGTAGCTAGTCTTTATGAAACAAAACAGTTGCAAAATGATGAACTTTGGGCAATAATGCACCCCAATGAAACTCCTAAAGCTAATCAAGACTTTAGTGAAGCAAAAGGTGAATTTTATAAAGAATATTCTAAATTTAAAAATAATCCAGAACAAGCTACAAATGATTTGGCTACATCAGGTAAACTTTTTAAATATAGAGATCAGTTAAAAAAATGGGCTGTTAAAAATAATGGTTTAGATGGAGCTGATTTAATATTAGCACCAGATCCTAAAAATGATAGACTTGCTAATCATGATGTTGATGTTCAACAATTTGAATGGTATGCAAAACAATACTATAAAACTAAAGCAACAAATGATGAAAGAATTGACAATGTCTTAATGAAAAATATTGCAAATTCTGGTTATACTGATCAAACTAAAAAAGCTCTTATTGATTTATATAAAAGAAAGGTTGTAACACATGAATATGATGATGATGACTTTGTAAATATTGCAACTAAATATATTCTTGAAAAGTATGAACCTGATTTTAAAAATAAAGAACCATTAAAAACTGGACCAACAGGTAATATTAAAGAATCTGCTGACTATAATAATAAATTAATGGCTTTTTTACAACAAAAAGATAAATTAAAAGGTAGTAAAACTCCTGGACAAGCCCATGATGTTAGATTTAATAATTTAACATATAGTGAAGTAAAACAATATGCAGAACAATTTGAAAGTAAAGCAGGTTACACATCTCCTAAAACAGCTGCAAAAGGCGCATTAAAAAGTTTAATAACAGATATGGATAATGCATACTATAGTATCATTTCCAATGCTGATAAAAAATCAGGATTGTTATCCCCTTTACCAACTCTTATAAATGGAAAAGATGGTAAAGCTACTCTTGCTGCAAATGAAACAGCAGCTGTTGTAAATATAGGAGCTATTGGTACATTAGGTAATACTGCTTATTTTGAATTCTTGAATGACTTAGAGCGCATCAATTTTAAAAATGATAACACTAAGTATAGAGTAACTTATGGTAATACTACTCTTGGTGAAGCTAAAACAGATTTAGATCCTCAAAAATATAAAGACATGTTGAGAGCATTGTCTTACACAGTAAGAGATAAAACTAAACCTGAAGACTTTATGTTATCTCAAAGTCAAATTGCATTTGAAAATAAAAGTCTTGGTGCAATGACTGTTAAAGTTCCTAGAAGCTTTGCTGAAAAATTCTTTAAGGATGATAAAGGTAAAGTTGACTATGAAACTGTAAATAAAATTGTAGAAACAGGTATTACTTTTGTTGCTCCTAAAGCTGAATGGAAAAATAGTTTATTTAGAGGAAGTGTAACAACACCTGTTCAAGCTGTAATTAATAGTTCTGAAGATGGAAAACTTGAGTACAAAGATCCAAGTAATGCAGGTAATTATGTTATAGAAAAAGTTGGTGCTGAAGATTACAGAGCAAATGTTAGTTTTAAAGTAATGGGTGCTGATGGTAAAGGAGTTGTAA